CGTTTAATCCCTTGTCTGGAGTGCAATCTTCAGGTACAGTTGGCACTGTTACGGTGTCTATATCGTAAGGAGTTAGTATGAATAAAACAGCTTGCTTAAACAAATATGAGCAGCCAAAGCCTGTACCGGTGCCAAAGACTGCTGGCTACCCAGAAACCGGCGTTAAAACTACGGGTGTAAAAACTCGTGGTAACGGCGCTGCTACTAAGGGCACGATGGCCCGGGGGCCGATGGCGTGAAAACACGCATAGAGTCTAGGCAGCTTGAGAATGGGGTGATTGAACCTACCCATGAGGTAGAAATCGTCTGTTCTAACTGCCAAGATCCGGTTAGCGCTGCTGAAGAATCCACGGGTGTTTGTACCAACTGCGGTCAGCCTTGGGAGCCGAAACAGAGCGTAAAGATTTGGGCTACTTCCGTGCCGTGGGCTAGCGGCGGGGTGATGTAATGAACTATTCTGAGTTGACGACTGCGATACAGGACTACACGGAAAATACGTTTACGTCCACCGAGCTTGCTACGTTTGTTGAGCAGGCCGAGCAGCGCATTTATAACTCAATTCAGTTTCCGTCACTGCGTAAGAACATGACCGGGACGGCGACCATTAACAACAAATACCTTGGTTGCCCAAATGATTTTCTTTCCGCTCACTCGCTAGCAATTGTGGATGGTGACGGCGCTTATGAGTTTCTGCTAAACAAGGATGTTAATTTCATCCGGCAGGCATATCCGACCCCAACATCTACTGGCATACCTAAATACTACGCAATCTTCGGCCCACAGTCGGGTGATGCAAAAGAGTTGACGTTTATTCTCGGCCCTACGCCAGACGCTAATTACACCGCTGAGTTGCACTATTACTACTACCCTGAGTCGATAGTCACTGCATCGCAGACTTGGCTTGGCGATAACTTTGATTCTGTATTGTTGTACGGCTCTTTGGTTGAGGCATACACGTTCATGAAAGGTGAACCTGATTTGCTTTCTGCGTACAACGCTAAATACAATGAGGCGCTTCAACTAGCTAAACGGCTTGGAGATGGGCTTGAAAGGCAAGATTCGTACCGTTCTGGTCAGGTGCGAGTCCCAGTAACTTGATTTGACAGGAGCTTAATATGGCTATTACTCAAGCAATGTGCACCAGCTTTAAGCAGGCTCTTCTTGATGGAGAGATGGACTTTAGCTCGGATACGGCACAAACGTACAAGATCGCGCTTTACACTTCTTCGGCTACGCTAGATGCGTCTACCACGGCGTATTCTGTGACTAACGAAGTGTCTGGCACCGGGTATTCTGCTGGCGGAAACACGCTAACTATTAGCACCAATCCAACTACCAGTGGTACTACGGCGTATCTTTCGTTTAGTAACACTACATGGTCTACGGCGACTATTACCGCCCGTGGGGCATTGATTTATCAATCAGGTGGGTCTAACCCTGCGGTTGCTGTTTTGGATTTTGGTAGCGATAAAACGTCTACGGCTGGTGACTTTACGATTCAGTTCCCGACAGCCGACGCATCCAACGCCATTATCCGTATCGCTTAATAGGAGGGGCACATGGCCCTATCTCTAAAAGACCGCGTTCGTGAAACCTCGACCACGACGGGGACGGGTACTATTACGCTTTCTGGAGCCTATACCGGCTACCAGACGTTTGCGTCTGCAATTTCAGACGGAGATACTGTTTACTACACCATCCATAACACCGCATCTGGTTTTGAAGGTGAGTGGGAAGTAGGTATAGGTACATACACCCTTAGCGGAACAACTCTGAGCCGAGATACTATCCTGTCCTCTAGTAATACTGGCTCAGCAGTTAACTTTAGTGCTGGTGCGAAAGAGGTGTTTATCACCCAGCCAGCGGAGAAAGCGGTCTTTGAAGATAGCTCCAACAACGTAACGGTTGGCGGCAAGATTACGGTTGGTAGCGCCCCGACGGCTGATTTAGATGTTGCTACTAAACTTTATGTAGATAACTCTGTAGCCGCTGCGCTGCATTATCACGACCCGGTTCGGGTTGAGTCGCCTGTAGCCCTAACAGCTGCCTACAATAACGGATCGTCTGGTGTTGGGGCCACCCTGACCAACTCAGGCACCCAAGCTGCGCTAGTGATCGACGGTATCACGATGTCTACCAGCGATCGCGTTTTGGTGTATCAGCAAACCAATGCCGCCCATAACGGTGTCTACACAGTTACAGATGTTGGCTCTGTTTCTACCAACTGGGTGTTGACTCGGGCAACCGATGCCGACACTTACAACCCAAGCGACCCGGATGCAATGGGTCAGGGTGATGCGTTTTACGTACAAGAAGGTGATACCGGTGCTGGTGAGTCGTATGTACTGACCACACAGGGCACGATTACCTTTGGTACAACCAACATCACGTATTCGCAATTTGCTGCTACACCAGCTCTGACGGGCGGTACGAACATTGATGTTACCGGCCAGACTATTTCTCTGACTGGTACGGTTGATGAAACCAATGGTGGTACGGGCACGGCTACATATACGCTTGGTGATATTCTCTATTCCAACGCTTCAAACTCGTTGGCTAAGCTGGCCGGTAACACCGATGCAACGGCTAAATATCTGACTCAAACGGGTACTGGTTCAGTTTCGGCTGCGCCGACTTGGACTACCCTTGCGGCTTCTGCAACCACGGATACTACAGATGCGTCCAATATTTCTTCAGGCACCTTACCTAGCGGCAGATTATCTGGTTCGTACACTGGGGTCACTGGGGTCGGTACTCTTACTGCCGGTACTTGGACTGCTACTGCTATTGGCGCTGCTTACGGCGGCACTGGACTTACTAGCTACACGATTGGCGACATTGTTTATGCAGATGGTACGACGTCTCTAAATAAGTTAGCTGGTGTTGCTACGGGCAACGCGCTTATCTCCGGTGGTGTTGGCGCTGCGCCTTCTTATGGCAAGATTGGTCTAACGACCCATGTATCCGGTATTTTGCCTATTGTTAATGGTGGAACAAACGCTAATACTGCCGATGGTGGCTTAAATAATCTACTACCATCACAGACGGGTAACTCAGGTAAATACCTAACTACTAACGGTTCTAGCACTTCTTGGGCTACGCTGACTGCACCAAACAACGGCACGTTGACGATGAATGTGTCAGGCACTGGGTTGTCTGGCTCTGCTACGTTTACTGCTGATCAAGCTGGCGCTTCTACTTTCACGGTTACGTCTAACGCAACCAATGCAAACACTGCTTCTACTATTGTTGCTCGTGATGCTTCTGGTAACTTTACTGCTGGGACGATTACGGCTGTTTTGAGTGGTAATGCTTCTACAGCCACGGCACTTCAGACTGCCCGCACAATTGGTGGCGTTAGCTTCGATGGTACCGCTAACATAAACCTGCCGGGGGTAAACACTGCCGGTAACCAAGATACGAGCGGCAACGCTGCAACCGCTACTCAATGGGCTACAACGCGAACCATAAGTTTGACTGGAGATGTTACTGGCTCTGCAAGTATTGATGGTTCAGCCAACATAAGCATATCTACCACTCAATCAGAAGCGTTTACTTCAGGCACCCTTATGCTGTTTCAACAAACGGCTGCTCCTACTGGGTGGACTAAACAAACGACACATAATGACAAGGCTTTACGTGTTGTTTCAGGCACGGCTAGTAGCGGTGGTTCGGTAGCGTTTTCTACAGCTTTTGCATCACAGGCTGTAAGCGGTTCTATAGCCAACACAACCGCAACAAACCAAGCTCAAACAGCTGGCGGTACTGTTGGTTCACACACTTTGACAACAGCACAAATACCAGCGCACAACCACAGAGCTTCTTTGTATCACTCAATTGTTGGTTGGAGTGGAAACTCGCCGGGTAGGGTTTTAGCTAACGGTTTGAACTACCTAAGCGATGGTGCTCAAAACACTACAGATACTGGTGGCGGTGGTTCTCACAACCACAGTTTCAGCGGCTCGTCTCACAACCACACACAAGACGCACACAATCACACATTTACAGGTACAGCTATTAACTTGGCTGTCAACTATGTTGATTTGATAATTGCTTCCAAAGACTGATGAAGATTGAACCAAAAGCTAACTGCCCTCTGCACAACTTTGAGCCTTGTCGCCAACTGGAGTGCGCTTGGTTTTTAAAAATAAGAGGTGCCAACCCAAACACAGGTGAAGACGTGGATGATTGGGGTTGTTCTATGTCTTGGTTGCCTATTCTGTTAATAGAAAACAGTCAACAACAACGCTCCACTGGAGCAGCTGTAGAAAGTTTCAGGAATGAGATGGTAAAAGCCAACGAGCAAAGCCAAAAGGTTCTAATTGCTACGGCAAAAAGTGGTTTAAACGGCGTTCATTTTATTGAGTGAGGTAGGTATGCGTGTTTCTATCATTGTAGAAGACGGAACAGTAGTAATAGACGGTGAATCTATTAGTGGGCTTGATTTGTCTTTTGTACCAAATAATGTGTCTGCTATGCAGTGGTATGACACGTATGGTGAAGTTGAATACTTTTCATCCTTGATAGATGGGGTTGTGACAAAACCAGTAAACACACTAATCCAATCATTGGTTGACTATCAGTTTGCAATTGATGCCCACGCTGTTGCTAAACAACAGCTTATAGACAACGCTGAAGAAGTTGTAGAAATTACAGAAAAATTAAATTAAGGACACAAAATGGCATCAAATTATTCAACCAATCTCAAAATTGAGCTTATTGCTAGTGGCGAACAAGCTGGTACGTGGGGCACAACCACTAACACCAACCTCGGCACAGCGCTTGAAGAAGCTATTGTTGGCTATGGTAATCCAGACTTTACTTCCGATGCTGACCTAACGCTCACGCTATCAAATTCAAACGCTACCCAAGTGGCGCGTAATTTGGTTCTGAATGTAACTTCGAGCACATCTCTTACAGCTACCCGCAACTTGGTTGTACCTACTATTGAGAAGCCATACGTAGTACAAAACAACACCACCGGCGGTCAGAGCATTGTTGTCAAAACGTCTGGTGGTGCTGGGGTAACAGTGCCGAATGGTAAATCTACTGTTGTTTATGCTGATGGTACGGATGTAGTTTCACAGATTGATCACATACCATCTTTGACTTTAGCTTCAGCACTGCCCGTTGCTTCTGGGGGTACTGGATTAGCTACGTTGACAGCAAACAATGTAATTTTGGGTAACGGTACAAGCACCCCCCAATTTGTAGCTCCGGGTACGACTGGTAACGTGCTTGTTTCTGATGGCACCACTTGGACGTCTGGGGTCGGTGTTCCTTCTGGTAGTTTGTTTATGTGGCCTACAGCCGCAGCCCCTACAGGGTATTTGCTTTGTGATGGTACGGCAGTTTCTAGGAGCACGTATGCTGCGCTGTTTGCTGTGGTCGGAACCACCTTTGGTGTTGGTGACGGGTCAACTACTTTTAACCTACCAGATTATCGTGACCGTATGCCGATCGGTGCTGGTACAACTTATAGCGCTGCTTCTACTGGTGGTTCTAAAGATGCCATTGTTGTGTCTCACACTCACAGCGTTACAGACTCGGGCCACAATCATACGATACCGCAGGGGTTTAATAATGGTGGTGATGGTTATGGCGACGGCTTATCAGATACACCAAATGCTTATACTTTTGTGTCTACTGTTAACACCATAAACTCAGGAACTAGCACAACCGGCATAAGTATTGCATCTGCTGGCTCAAGTGGTACCAACGCCAATTTACCGCCCTACTTAGGTATCTACTTCATTATTAAGACCTGAGTATGTTCGGTACCTCACCGTTCGCAGGAGCGCCGTTTTCAGACAGCGGTATAGCAGAAGTAAATGCTATTGCCGTTCCTGTTACTGGGGTTAGTGCGTCTGGTGAAGTTGGTTCTGTCTCTGTTACCACCGATCAGATATTAGTTCAGACGGGGGTTGAGGGCACAGGCCAAGTAGGCACGGTTTCTATATATGCTGCGGCAAATGTATTTCCTACTGGGGTCAGTGGTACGGCTACGCTGGGTGATGTTAGCCTTGTAACCAACAACTACATAGATGTTACGGGTGAAGAAGCTACTGGTGAAACTGGCACTGTATCGGTAGTAGCAGAAGCAAATGTATACCCAACCGGCATACAGGCGACAGGTAATGTCGGTACGGTTTCTGTAGTAGCAGAGGCAAATGTATTCCCGGTAGGGGTAGCCGGTACTACGCAGCTAGGCAACGCCACAGTAAAAGCAGATGCTAACGCGCCCGTAACCGGGGTAGAAGCTACAGGTCAAACCGGGACTGTTACAGTTACCGCAGATGCAAATGTACCAGCCGCTGGGCTATACGCTCTCGGTCAGGTCGGTACGGTAGTAGTAAAAGCAGATGCTAATGTATTACTTACTGGAGTTGCTGGGACAACACAACTAGGCACTGCCGCAGTAAGAGCGGACGCAAATGTTTTCCCAACAGGGGTGCAAGCATCTGGCGCAGTTGGAACGGTGTCAATTATTGGCACAGCCGTAGTGATACCAAATAGTGTTTACGGTATTGGAGTTGCGGGCTACGTCAACGTCTGGGGTAATATCAATACTGACCAAACACCAGACTGGAGTGACATTGAAACAGATCAACTTCCTGTATGGTCGGCGGTTAGTACAGGGGCAACAAATACGTGGACACAAGTGTCCACATAAGGAAGCAAAACGGCTAGCGATTTTTCAAATAATTTACTGTATTAAAACCTAATGATTGACCCAATCACCGCCTTTACCGTCGCCACGACAGCGTTTAACACCATCAAAAAGGCGGTGGAAGTTGGGCGTGAGATTGAGGATGTCGCGGGCTATATCGGTAAGTTTTTTGGGGCCAAGGCAGACATAGCCAAGGCAGAAGAAAAAGCCAAAAACCCGCCCATATTTAAGAAGCTGCTAAGCGCCGGGTCGGTGGAAGAAGAGGCACTACAGCTTGTGGTGCAGCGGCAAAAGCTGGGCGAGATGGAGCGCGAGCTCCGCAGCATGATCATTCTGCGCTATGGGCAAGAAACGTACCTTGAGATGATGCGCCAGCGGGAAAAGATTGCAATGGAGCGCAAGCGGGCTGAGTTGCTACAGAGGCACAAGCGGCAGGAGTTTTTTCTCGCGGTGTTCTACACCGGGCTTATTGCTGCGCTATTAGCCGCTTTGGCTTGGCTGGTGATGCTCGGATTTGAGATGGTGGGGAAAACATGAGCAGATACACGGTAGAAGATGTTGAAGTCCGTATCTGGGCTATGGTGGTTGGGGTATTGTCTGTAATACTTTTGGGTTCTGTTGCTGCCATCATTTACGGGGTGCTCTACGTTGAGCACGATATGAACAATATCAGCCCCATCGACCAAGCGTTTTTAGCCATCCTCAAAGACATCATGCTGCTCTGTATCGGGGCCGTGGGTGGTGTGGCTGGGCGTAAAGCGGTGCAGAGTGTGGCGCGTGCCGCTACAGGAGAAAAGAATGCTTAGTGCTCTGATTGGCCCCGTGACGGGCTTGCTGGACAAGTTTATTGAGGACAAAGACCAAAAGGCAAAGCTGGCGCATGAGATCGCCACGATGTCCGAGAAACACGCCCAAGAGCTGGCAATGGGGCAGCTTGAGGTCAATAAGGCTGAAGCCTCCCACCGGTCGGTTTTTGTCTCTGGGTGGCGTCCATTCATCGGCTGGACGTGCGGGGTTGCGTTGGCGTGGCATTTTGTAGTACAACCCCTTTTAACCTTTACAACTGCGTACTTCGGAGTTACACTTCCAGCACTGCCTGCGTTCGACATGGACAGCCTCATGACGGTGTTGTTGGGCATGCTTGGTTTGGGGGG